CAGTCACAAATAGCTTCACTCGCGTATTGAACTTGGAGAAAAAGAACCAAAATATTCGTGATGACCTGCTTGAAATTGCAGGATTAACACCAAGTATGACACGGCAATCACAGGCCGAATTTGCCGGAGAAACCGCACGACAGGCTGAACTGTACAAGAATGTGCGTATGCCTAAATCTGAAGAAACTAGCATCGAAGATGAAGAGGACGAGGCTTGATCTTTATTATTAAACTATGCTATACTAGTTTCAGGAGAATCTATTAATGGCATTGTTTAAGAAAGTGGCATGCTTCACTGATATACATTTTGGTTTAAAATCAAATTCAACCGTTCATAATAAAGATTGTGAAGACTTTGTTGACTGGTTTATTGAAGAGGCCAAAAAAGAAGGGTGTGAAACCTGTATATTTTTAGGGGATTGGCACCATAACCGTAACTCAATTAATCTAATTACATTAGATACTAGTCTACGCTGTTTGGAAAAACTAGGTTCAGCTTTTGAGCAGTTCTTTTGGTTTCCCGGCAATCACGATCTGTTTTACAAGGACAAACGCGACATTCATTCCAGTGCCTTTGGTCGGCACATTCCAGGAGTTACCGTTGTAGACGGTGTTACAACTCTTGATGATGTTACCCTAGTTCCTTGGCTTATTGGAGATGAATGGAAAACCATGAAGGACCTCAAAAGCCGTTATGTATTTGGACACTTCGAATTGCCCAAGTTCTTTATGAACGCAATGGTGCAGATGCCCGATCACGGTGAGCTCAGGGCTGAAGACTTTAACGGGCCTGATTATATATTCAGTGGACATTTTCATAAGAGACAACAAAACAACAAAGTTGTCTATATAGGCAATGCGTTCCCCCACAACTATTCAGATTCGTGGGACGATGATCGAGGCATGATGATATTAGAGTGGGGCGGAAAGCCCCAATATATTAACTGGGCCGATGCTCCGAAATATAGAACTGTAAAATTAAGCAAGCTGATAGATGAAAAAGATAGCATCATGAAAAGTAAGATGTATCTCAAAGTTAATTTAGATATCGATATCACCTATGAAGAAGCTAACTTTATCAAAGAAACTTATATACAGGAACACGATATAAGAGATATCAGTTTAATACAAGAAAAGAATAACATTGAAACAAATTCCGATGACAATCCAGATAATACTTTTGAAAGCGTAGATCAAATAGTAACAGAACAACTGCTTAGTATTGAATCAGATACTATCGATGCTAAAGCCTTACTAGAAATATACAATAGTCTATAATGTTTAAAATTAAAAATATAACCGTCAAAAACTTTTTATCAGTCGGTAATCAAACTCAAGCTGTAGATTTTGACAAAGAACAAGTAACCCTCGTGTTAGGTGAAAACTTAGATCTAGGGGGCGACGATAGCGGATCAAGAAACGGCACTGGTAAAACTACTATTGTCAATGCATTAAGTTATGCATTGTATGGTAACGCACTTACAAATATCCGCAAAGAAAACTTAATTAATAAAACTAACGGCAAGGGCATGTTAGTAACTGTTGAATTTGAAAAAACAGGCAATCTATATCGAATTGAACGAGGACGTAAGCCCAATGTTATGCGATTGTTTGTTAACGATGCACAACAAAAATCTTCAAATGACGATGACGAAAGTCAAGGTGATAGCCGAGAGACACAAAAGTACATTGACAATTTGTTAGAAATGAGTCATACAATGTTTAAACATCTTGTGGCGCTGAATACCTATACAGAACCGTTCCTTGCTATGAAGGCTGCGGATCAACGAGAAGTAATTGAACAGTTATTAGGTATTACAATATTAAGTGAAAAAGCAGAATTGTTAAAAGCGTCTGTTAAAGAAACTAAAGACAAAATTCAAATAGAAACATTTAAAATTGACAGTATAAAAAGTGCAAACGAAAACATTCAAAAAAGTATCAGTAGTCTTGAATTAAAAAGTTCAGCATGGGATAGTAAAAAAGAATCTGATATTACAAGTCTGCTTAATTCAGTGTTGCAACTAAGCAAGGTAGATATTGAGTACGAACTTAACTTACACGCACAGTTTAAAACATGGAATGAAAACAATGCTAAGATTAGAGAGTTAAACAAGCAAAAAGCCACGTTAGACAGTGCTGTAGGGCAGGCAGAGAAAACCTTAAACAAGTATAAGACAGAGTTAGAAACATTAGCAAATAAAAAATGTCATGCATGTGAACAAGATCTGCATGATCATAAACACGAAGAACTAACTGCTACTGCTACAAAACATTTTGAAGAAGCACACGATTACTTTCAAAAGATGAGCGCACAACTTAAACAAATTGTAGAAGAATTAGGCACAGGGGATCAAGAACCAAGGCCGGCTGAACCGTATTATGAAACAGAGGCAGAAGCATTAGGCCATCAAAATAATCTAACCAATCTAGAACAAAGTATTGTTAATAAAGATGCAGAAGCAAATCCCTATGATGAACAGATTACAGAATTAAAGCATAGTGCATTGCAGGCAATTGACTGGAATGCAGTTAATGAATTAGTTAGGTTAAAAGATCATCAAGAATTTTTATTAAAGTTATTGACTAACAAAGATAGTTTTATTCGTAAAAAAATTATTGATCAAAATCTAAGCTATTTGAACAAGCGACTAGGGTATTACATTGATAAATTAGGATTGCCACATCAGGTAAGTTTCTTAAATGATCTTAATGTAGAAATTACACAGTTAGGACAAGATTTAGACTTTGACAATTTAAGTCGAGGCGAACGTAACAGATTAATTTTATCCTTAAGTTTTGCGTTCCGGGATGTATGGGAAAACTTATACCAACATGTTAATTTGTTATTCATTGATGAATTAATTGATGCAGGCATGGATGCCGCAGGTGTTGAAGCAGGACTTGCTGTATTGAAAAAAATGGGCAGAGAACGCAACAAGAATATATACTTAATATCTCACAAAGATGAATTAATTGGTAGGGTAAACAATGTACTACGAGTAGTCAAAGAAAACGGTTTTACCAGTTACTCAAATGATGTGGACTTCATTGAGGCCTAGGGATAAATGTCAGATATAGAAGACTATAAAGAGGTTTATAATCGTTACATAACTTTAATTGCAGAACTACACAACACAAATGTTGCGTATTGTGCAAGTCCAGGTTTGAAGAATGGTACAGATCTACGAAGAGTTTTAAGGCAATTAAGAATTGCAGATAAGAAACTTTGGGACCAATCAATAGTGACTACAAAAGCAGTATTGAAGGCTCGAGGTAAGGGTAGACCAAAAAAGGAAAAATAAAATGTCAACTACAAACGAACAAATACAATCAACATTCGAAGAATTCTTAAAAGAGGATGCAAAGTTTACTGGGGGCAATTCAGCCGCGGGTACACGTTCACGTAAAGCTCTAGCAGAGCTAGGCAAGTTGATCAAAGCTCGCCGCAACGAAATCACTGAAGAAAAGAATGCTCGCAAAGAATCAAAGACTCCTGCGGCAGAAACTAAAAAAGTTGCAGTTGCTAAAAAAGCTGTAAAATAATTTATGACCTGGTACCATCAAGGTGCCATCGTAGAATCGCTGCCTGAAGACTGTGTGGGGTTTGTTTATCTTATCTCCTGTAACACTTCAGGCAGGCTGTACGTGGGCAAAAAATTAGCCAAGTTTGCAAAGACGACCTACAAGACTGTAAAGTTAAAGAACGGCACAAAAAAGAAAAAGAAAATCCGAAGCAAAATTGATTCGGACTGGCAAGATTATTATGGCTCAAATATAGAACTTAACAAAGACGTTGAGTTATACGGTAAAGAAAACTTTACCAGAGAAATACTACACTATTGCAAAAGCAAAGCAGAAACATCTTACGTTGAGGCCCGAGAACAATTCGACCGCAAAGTATTAGAATCAAATGAATATTATAACGGACAAATATCTGTTCGTGTCCATGGCTCCCATATAATTAAAAAATCTCAGGCTCAATAACACGGTAAAACGCTCGCACCTGCTAATTTCTGGTGCCCTAAACCTGGATCTCGGATCACAGGGATGGAAATCTCTCGCCGTTAAGAGTACTCAACCGCTACCCGGATGGATGAAGATCGCTAATAAGACCTGCGATTTGGTTGTTTGAAGATAGATGATTAGGCAAAATGAGGGGATAGAGACACCCCACGTTTGTATGTATGTTAGCGTATATGTGCAAACCGCCGCTGGAATAAGACATAGCTCGTGGTACAGGCCAACCGCCACTGTAATGCTATAACGCTAGGTGACACATGTTCGACTCGGATAATGTTGTTTTTACTTTGCCCGCCCAGGGCAAAGTGTGACTGAACGATCTGGATAATATTAAATCTTTCTTCGAAAGACAATCTGCTTCAAGCGACAGCGTAGAAGCAGGTGAGCGCAAGCTCACCATAAATATACAAAACAATTCTTTAGGAATATCAAATGCGTTTAGATAACATTTTAAGTGAAACTCAAATTAATGAGCTCGGGCTTATCTCGGGGATAAAAGGTGCAGTTAGTGGTTACAAAGCAAGTCAATCACAGCGTAAGGGTGCAGAACACTCTGATCGAATTGTAGCCAATTTAAAAGGCGATTTCATGAAATTAGTAGGTGGAGGACAACCTGCTACATATGA